AAGCAATCGACCAGACACGTCTAGGTCGTGAACTAGTTCAAAAGTATGGCGGTACAGGTCAAGGTCCTCACCTACCCAGCGCAACTTGGGAACTAGAAGTTAGCCTAGCAATGGAAAACGAGGTTCGTCGTCGCTTAGTCGTTGCTCCTACCCTACGCAGTATTGCAATGCAAACTAACGTAATGACTATTCCTGTTAATCCAGAAGCAGGTGTTGCAAGTTGGGTTCAGAATAGCCAGTTTGGTGCCTCAGCTTCAGCTGGTAATACTGCTGTTCACGCTCTTAAAGAGATCACTCTTAACGCATACAAAGTTGCTACCAACGAGTATGTAGCCTTCGAAGAAGAAGAAGACGCTCTACTAGCAATTATGCCTGTTATCCGTGACGCAATGGTTCGCCGTGTTGCTCGTGCTGTTGATCGCGCAATGCTACGTGGTGCTGGTTCTGGTGCAGATCCTGTTAAAGGTCTTGCCGAGTACGACGCAAGCAGCGCTGTTACACTAGATATTAGCGATGCAACTAAACTAACCGTTGCACTTCTACGTTCAATGCGTCGTGACCTAGGTGCTTGGGGCCTAGATCCTGCTGAGCTAGTTTATATCGTTTCAACAGATGGTTACTACGATCTCTTAGACGACGACAACTTCCTAACTGTTGATAAAGTCGGCACACAAGCTACTTTACTAACAGGTCAAATTGGTAGCGTTGCTAATACTCCAGTTCTAGTAAGCGCTGAGTTTGCTGATAAAGCAGCTGGTGCTGTTGGAGCAATCTGCTTTGCACCCGGTAACTTCCTAGTTGGTAATCAGCGTGGTCTACGTGTTGATACCGATGACCTAGTTGAAACACAACGTCGCGTAATGGTTGCCAGCCTACGTACTGGCATGACTCAAGTTACTACTAACCTTGGTCAGGGCGTAAGCGCTCTACGTTACGTAGCCTAATTCTCAGGGATGGGAACTAACAGGGCTTAAGAGCCCTGTTTCTTGGCTAGATTCTAACGAGTCTAGCCCGGAAACATAGAGGAGATACCATGGGATTAAGCCTTTTTACCAGACAAGAATATAAGTCGTACATGGGAATTAATAGCGCAAATTCTGACGGTGAAATTGACAGTTTAATTCCTAAAGTATCACAGTTTGCAAAAACTTATTGCAAACGCACATTTATAGATTACTATAACGATCCGCTTATAGAATACAGTACAGGCGGATTTGATCGTATCTTACTACACGAAACTCCAGTTGCAAATGTAACTAGTGTTCAGCAGAGTAAAGACTACGGACAAACTTGGACTACACTTGTAAAGTTTACAGACTGGGTTGTAGACGGCGACGATATAATAAGCCTGCACCCTAGTGGCATATTTGAAAAACTAATTCGTGGTTATAAAATTGCCTACTTTGGTGGTTACGAAACTGTACCAGAAGATTTAAAAGCTGCTTGTATGGATTTACTCACATACTACAAAGATAATGATGCAGCTATTAAGTCCACCAAATCTGCAGGTACCAATACCACGCAGATTGAGTATGTACAAAGCAGCAGCCTGCCAGCACACATTAGACGAGTATTTGATCTCTACATGGCGGATTATGCATAATGGCAAGAAAAATTCACTTTTCCAGATTGTTAGACTTTTTAAGTGGAAGCGCGTTAGCCGGAGCTAGTACTAAAGTTCAACGCGGAGCATTAAACAGAGATTTTGATTTTGCCAAATTAGAATCTAAAAAATTACGTGAATTAATAGATGCAAATTTACCCACTTTTTATATAGTAGATGCTAATCTAATAGCTAAAGAATTAACAGATGGATTAGGATTTAGTAATTTTGTAGAAAATCAAGAATATGTTAATTTAAAGTTTCCTAGTAAAAAAGAGTTACATATATTTTTACTAAATATTGTAATAAGTACTTTAGATGGTATACCAAAGAAATCATTTTTACAAACTATTGACTCTTTAAATAAAGAGTATATTGTTTTATTAAATACACTTACAGAAGCTAAAACATATGCAAAATACAGAAACGCTAGTACACGTTTTGCATTTAAAATGAGATCGATTTTAAAAAGCTCCGGAGTGTATGTAGCAAATGATTCTAGTAAAATAGTATCTAATTTTAAACCTAATAGTTATGCAATAATTGCCCCTACATTTAATAGCGCAGTAGAGTATGTAAATACCAGACTCAATGATAATATTCGTAAAGCATTTAGTCAAAGCTATGACCTTACCTTAAAGGCATTTAATAGTAAAGCAGATAGTAAAAATAGATTTACTATTGGTGATTTTATAAATGCTGGACATACTGCAGCATATACAGCTAAAAATGAGCTTATCGGCGTTAATATGCCGTTTGCACAGGAGAAACAGTTTCAGTTAAGCGGAGACCCTAAGGCGGAAGGACTTGAAACTGAACTAGGCCCACTATATCTAGAATCCGATTATGCTATTAAGTTTGATCAAAATTTTGTAGAAAATGCTACTAATATGCTAAATATGCAATTTAGCTTTACTGTATCAATGCCTGCAAAGTATAATACTGCTACATTAAGAACACAAGAGGTAGCAAGAATTCGTAGCTATATAGCTGATACTGTACTGCCAACAATTCAAGAACAAGCTAAAAATAAGTTTGTAGGCGGCATTGTACAAGATATATTACTAGATACTGGAGCTTCACCAAATGCTAGAGAATTTATAGAATCAGCAATTAGAAGTAGTTTAAAAGGTGAGTCTGTAGAATCTATTAAAAAAAGAAGTACTGCAAATAAAAAAGATAATAAATTATTTGCTACAACCGCAATATTTAAAAATCCTAAAAAATTAAATATTAAAACAAAAAGCGGTGGTACAAAGATTAAAGGTATAAAATTATCAACTTCAATTTCTGCTCCTCAGATTAGTAATTTAACAAATTTATTAAATATACTTTCTGCTCAGTTAGTTAACCGAGTTCGTCAAAATATGGGTACTGGCGATAGAAGTGATATATTAAACTACAGAACTGGTAGATTTGCAGAAAGTGTACGAGTTGAACGCCTTACACAAGGTCGTGAGGGTATGATAACTGCATACTATACTTATATGAAGTATCCTTATGCTACTTTTAGTGAAGGTGGTCGACAAGAGTTTCCTAGATCCCGAGACCCTAAACTGCTAATATCTAAGTCAATCAGAGAGATCATGCAAGAGCAGATGGTAACCAGAATGAGGGCACAGCTTATATGACACAACGCTCTAAAATTACTCAAGCCCTCGCCAACAAGATTGCTAGTACACTAACCGGCGATGCGCCCTACCTAACTAACTTGTACGGTAACTGCTACGCTAAATTAAAATTTTGGGACGAGGTTCAAGACTTTCCTAGTATATATATGACTCCTGGCATGGAGCTACGAGAGTACTTACCTAGTGATTTTACCTGGGGTATGTTATCAATTAGTTTAAAACTCTACTGCAGAAGTGAGCAGAGCCAAGAAGAACTAGAACAATTATTAAGCGATGTTGAGCTATGCATAAATGAAAATAGACAACTAGTTTATGATACCACAACCAATGCTGAAACTACAGAAATTTTGATTTTATCAATAACCACTGACGAGGGCTTATTGGCACCTTATGCTATTGGAGAGATCAACTTACAGGTGCGATATGCACTACAATAATCTTCCAGTACCCGCTACAACCTGCAGATAAATGTCTGGCAATTTGTAGACTCCACTGGAATACTACAAGGAAAGATTATGGCCTTAAATTTAGTTCGTAATAGTAGAGTTTTCTTTACTACAAACGTAAATACAACAACTGGCGTTATTAAGCCAGCAGCTGGAGAAGGTGGAGTAGCATTTAGTGCTACAAATACTTTTGAAATCCAAGTTCTAGATGGATTTACTTTTTCACAAAATGTTAATAGCGAAACAGTTACTATTAATGAAGCAGGTGTAACTCCTGTTCGCGGTCAGCGCAGCTTTAATACTAGCTTAGCTCCTGTAGATTTTGCATTTAGTACCTATATCAGACCACGGGATCAAGCTACCAAGATTACTGCTGAAGAAAGCGTCTTATGGAATGCACTACTAAGTGCAGAAGCCATTAGTACTCCTTCAAGTATTACTGGAGTTACTACTGTGGGAGTTAGTGCTGGAGGATTAGTAACTATTACTGGCACAGCAATGACTGGAACACCTGCTGTAGGTGATATTATTACACTAAGCGGCATTGCCACTACTACACCAGCAGGTTTAACTGAATATGTAAATACAGCAGGTACTGTAGTTACTAGTACAGCTACTAGCATTACTATTCAACTATTTAACTTTTCTACCACAGCAATTACAGCTACTACATTGGTAACTGCTAGCACAGTTAAGTATAGTAAATGGGCTTGGAATGAGAGTAATGCTGACTACAGTCAAGCTACGGCTGGCCACAGTGATGCAAATCAATTACAAAAATTTGGTATGTTGTTCCTAGTAGATAACGTACTATATGCTGTAGATAATTGTGCTCTTAATCAGGTAACTATTGACTTTGGTATTGATCAAATTGCTACTGCACAGTGGACTGGTCAAGCTACCGCCCTACGTCAACTAGCAACCGGCGTATCCGCAGGCACTAGTACTTTTAGTGGTGGTACAAATACAGATGTAGGCTCCAACGGTGCTTTTACATCAAAAGATAGTAATGCTCAGTTTATTACTAATAAACTAAGTACAATTAATATGCGTGCAGTTAAAGCTATTGGTTCAAGTATTAGTGCTGGTGATAGTTATAATATTCCTATTACAGGCGGCAGCATTACAATCAATAATAATATTACCTATATTACACCAGCTATTCTTGGTGTAATTAATAAACCTATTACATACTATACTGGTACTCGTGCTATTACTGGTACTTTAACAGCATACTTACGTACTGGTACTGATAAAGAAACTGGTGAACTACTTGCTGATATACTAAGTGAAGTTGCCACTGCTATTGAACCAATGTTTGCAGTAGCAATTAATATTGGCGGAGCTTCAAACACCGTTAAAGTTGTCTTAGACATGCCTGCTGTTACAATTGGCGTACCTGCTGTTAGCGTTGAACAAGTTATTTCTACAAGTATTAACTTTACAGCTCAAGGTTTTGTACCTAATGCAACTGCAGCTAATAGCGTATTTGATTTAACAAAGCCAAGTGACATAGCAATTCGTTACTACGCTTAACTATAGATGGTAGCAGTGAATATTTCACTGCTACCATAATTTTCATCCCTTAAGGTAATAAATGACTCTTTCCCTAAAATCCCTACTAGTTCCCTCAAAACAAGTTGAAGTAGAATATCCCGGAATGCCTGGATTCTTGATTCAGATTGCATTCTTATCCCGCGAAACGCTACTTAACATCAGAAAAAAATCAACAAAAACTACATTTAAAAATCGTCAACCTACTGAAGAATTTAATGAAGATCTTTTTCTACAACTATATGTAGAAAATGCAGTAAAAGGTTGGACTGGATTAAAACTTCAATACTTAGAACAACTTGCTCCTGTTGATCTGTCCGGTCAAGACCTAGAAAATGATCTAGAGTACACCGCTGAGAACGCACTATTTCTAATGAAAAATTCTAGTAATTTTGATGCGTTTATTACAGAACAGGTGAGCGATTTGGGAAACTTTTCCAAGAGCAAATAGCTCAAACAGAACGTGATATAAAAAATTATATTCAAAATAGTGCTCTTGGTATGGATAAGTGGCAGTATTTTGAAATGTGCGAACAATTAGGCACAGAACCTAATCCGGACGATATTCCTATAGACTTTGAAGATTTTACTTGGGAAGTTCAAGAAGCTTTTCAAATATATAATTTATTAAAAGATGAATGGGATGGTTTTAACGGTTTATACTTAGGTAAAAGCTTAATAGGTATTACAGAAATATTTGATATTTCTGCTGTAGATACTGAGCAAAGACATACTATGATTCTATTAATTAAATTAATTGATAGAGTTCGTGTTGAAGAACTAAATCGCAAACAAGAAAAACCCGCTAAGTAAAAACTTTTGCGGGTTTTTTTACATCCTAAAATTTTTGGGTTGACATAACAATGGTTTTATGTTACAATGGGTGTACTAAATCTTAAAGTCTTGGAGCTACCATGGCTGGTAATACAATTAATTTTGAATTAAAATTAAACTCTAATATAAAACAAAAAACTCAAGAAGCTAGAGAGCTTAACAGAGAAGTTTCGGCTGCTGCACGTGCAGCACAAGTTGTTGATTATGGTCGTGCTCGCGGAAGTATGGGTGCTACCGGAGCTAGTGCTCGTGACTTTGCTAATCAAGCACAGGGACTAGGCGGACTAGTTCAACTATATGCTACTTATGCAGCTAATGTGTTTGCACTAGGTGCAGCATTTCGTGCGCTTAGCGATGCTATGAATATTAATAACATGATTGAGGGTTTAAATCAATTAGGTGCACAAGGTGGTAATGCCCTAGGTAGTCTAGCTAAACAATTTGTAGCTACTTCAGGTGGTGCACTTAGCATGCGTGAAGGCATTGAAGCAGTATCTAAAGCTAGTAGCGCGGGCCTAAGTAATAAACAAATATTAGAAGTTAGTGCATCAGCTACAAAAGCTTCACAAGTTCTTGGTTTAGCACTTCCTGATGCTGTTAATCGTTTAACACGTGGTATTGTTAAGCTAGAGCCTGAACTATTAGACGAATTAGGTTTATTTACAAAAATTGGTCCTGCTGTAGAAGAGTATGCTCGTAAACTAGGCCGCACTGAAAGTTCGCTTAGTGATTTTGAGCGCCGTCAAGCTTTTGCAATAGCTGTACTAAAAGAAGCCCAAGATAAATTTGGAAAAATAAATATACCTACTAACCCATACGATAAATTGTTAGCCACACTAAAAGATATTAGTGTAGTTGGTTTACAACTAATTAATACTGTACTAGGGCCGCTAGTAAAATTTTTAAGTGAAAGCCCAACAGCACTAGTAGTTCTTCTAGGGCTACTAGGAAAAAACTTACTAGGTAGAGTTGTACCTATTATTGGACAGTATAACAAAGCACTAGAAACTAGTGCAAATAAAGCTGTAGAAAATTATACTAAAATTTCTGATATTGCTAACGCTAATGAAAAGAAACGAATAGCTGGAATTGCTAGTAGAGCAGTTTTTGAAAAAGAAAAAATAGAAGATATTAAAAATAAAGAATTAGAGGCACTGGAAAACGTTTCTAGAAAACGATTAGATCGTCGCACTAGAGAAATCCTAGACAGATCAAAAACTGAAGGTATTGCAGCTGTAACTGCTAAAGATATTGCTTACTTAGAAAGTAAAAAACCTGCAATATACGGAGATGTTGCTAAAAAACTAGTACAATTAAAAGGTTTAAATCAAGAAATTTTAGATATAGAAAAAAAGTCTGTTGAGCTACAACAAAAGAAACCAGGACTACTTACTGCAGCTGGTGTAGCTACTGCACGTGCTGAAACAGCTAGACGTACTGCTGAGGGTAGACTAACTGTACAAGAAGTCAGTAAAACTGCACAAGAAGTAGGACTAGGTGCAGCAACTAAAAAAGCTATAACTGATATTAGTGACAAACGTCTTGGCGTAGTTGCTGGTACATTAACTGCAATAGGTTCAGCCGGTGTAATTGCTGCAGAAGGAGTTAGCAGACTAGGAGCAGTATTTAGTAGATTTTTAGGTTGGATTGGTTTACTAGTTAGCGCATATCAGTTATTAGATATGGCACTTAGTACTAATGATAAAGAAGTTGCTGCCCTTAATGAAAGTTTAACTAATTTAGAAGAAACTACTAAAACTGCTGCAGCTACTGCTAAATTATTTAAAAATGAATTAAGTGTTCAGAGTATTGTAGCTAAAGCAAATGCATTAGATGGTTTAAGTACTAGTATAAGTAAAGTAGTTAAAGATTTAGAAGCAGCAGATGATGCTGCTAGTCTTTGGAATAAAACTATTGATAGTATTCTTGTAATAGCTGGTCAAGACTTAAAAACTAAATTTGTTCAAAAGTTTGCCCCCGCTATTGCAGAAAGTTTAGGAACAATTTCGGATCCAGAACTTAAGGAAAGAGCAGAAAAAGGCTTTAAAGAATTACTTAATATAGACCCTAAAGCTGTACTTAATGTTAAAGTTGTTGCAGAAGCACTAAGAGAGTTAGCCCCTAAAGATTTACGAAAATCTGCTAAGGATATTGAACTTGCAATAGGAGCTATAAACGAAGCTAGTAAAAAAGCAGCACAACCACTACAAACATTAAAAGAAGAATTACAAACACTGGATAAAAGTTTCCAAGAATTAACAAATACTTTTATAGCTCAGGATCCGTTCACACGCTATGCATTAAATTTAAACAAAGTTGCTAATACAATGCTTAATGCATTTGAAAATGCTACTAATCAAGCAGCACTACTTAGTGATATAGCTAAAGATCCATCAATATTACGCTCATTACCTGTGGCAACACAAGAAGCAGCTAAACAAACTCTTAAACAACTACAAGAATTACAAGACGCTATTAAAACTGGTGAAGATCTCCAGCGAACTGGTCGCTTAGCCAGACTAAGTGCACCAAAATCAGATTTTATAACAGGCCAAGAGTTAGAAGCAGAATATCAAGGTTCAAAAATTATTCAAGCTGCTAAAGAACAAATGCGTGAAGTTAGAGAAGCATTTAAGCAAGCTTTAATTATAGCAGCTAATCAGTCTGTAAAAGTTATTGAAGATGGAGTAACTGCTAATGCTAAACGCCTAACCGTAGACTTGCAAAAAAGTATACTTAATTATCTACCAAAAACATCAGAAATAGTAAATATTTTAGCTGATTTAGAAAAGCAGGGAATTAATATTCGTAAAGAAGAACTTGTTCGTTTACGAGAACTTGCAATAAGCACTGACAAATTACGTATTACTAATCAATTACTATTACTAGAGGAAGAAGAAACAAAGCTAGCTCCAGGATATATGGAAACAGATGTACAAAATAGACTTGCAAATATACAAAGAAGTAAAGTAGATTTACGACAACAATTACAAGCTTATACAGATCCTGAAGGTTTAGTATCACAGTCTCAAGATAGAGTAAGTCAAGGTGCCCAAAATATTCTAGGAAACACAGCAGAGTTTAGAACAGCTTTAGCTAGATTAAATAATGAAACTATTTTAGTAGAATTAAAAAGAGTAGTTGATATAAGTCAAGTACAGTTTGATAAGCAAGTAGAAGATGCAGGACGACAGGTTGAAAATTATAGAGTTCAAACCGAGGATTATTTAGATATTTTAAAAGCTTCAGGTGCTACGCCACAAGCGATTGAAGATGAAAGAGCTAGACGTCAAGCACAACAAAAACAGCTAGAAAGAAGGCAAACAGAACTAGGATTTGAGCGTGAAATTGCTAAATTTACAGAAGTTCGTAACTTTGCACAACAACAAAGTGTAGGCCTTAAAGATAAAGAGCTAGAAATATATACCAATATTATTGATAATGCTAATAAAGAAATAGAAAGACAGCGACAATTACAAAAAGAAAGATTAGCAAATCTTGCTGCAACAGACGGTATTGCTGATAGAGAGGCTCGTAGGGCTAATGAAATCAGTAAAGAATTACGAGCCCTAGATCGTGTACAAGAAATAGAAACCCAACGCGCTCAAAAAATTCAACAATCTTATGATACAGATATTCAACGAACTCAACAAGCCTTACAAGATCTAGATGTACGTAAAGACTTATTAAAGCTAACTGATCAAGAATACATAAATGAAAAAAATGTACTTGATCTTAGACTGCTTAAATTTGAAGCAGAGAAAAAAGTTTTTGAACTACAAACTACCGCAGCAGATAAACAGCGCGATTTACAAAGACAAATTGCTAGTCTAGGCGGGGGAGATGCAGAACGTCGCCAACAGCTTGAACAAGATCAAAAAACATATGAAGCTTACTATGCAGCACTAATCAAAGGCGAACTTGAGGTTTATAATGCTCGCCTAAAAAATGCACAAGCACAGCAACAACTAAGTGAGCGTCAAAAAGCCTACGACAAAATATTTGAAAATAGTTTTAATAGCTTAGCAGATGCTATGGTTAATTGGGCGGAAACTGGTAAGTGGGCAGGTAAAGACTTATTTAAAAGCTTAACTGCTGAACTACTAAAGTTTGAGCTTAGAGCGCAAACTTCACAACTATATAGTGCAGCTATTAGACCTGGACTTCTTAGCCTATTTAAACCTAGTTTTAATAATCAACCAGGAGTTCCTACAACTACACCTGATTTTGAAGGGGCAGGATTTTTTCTTAATCAAGCTAAAGGCGGAGCTTTTGATTTGGGTATTAAAACGTATGCCAAAGGCGGCATGTTTACTAACTCAATAGTAAATCAACCTACACTATTTAAATTTGCACGTGGTACAGGCCTAATGGGCGAAGCCGGGCCAGAGGCCATAATGCCCCTAAAGCGCGATAGCCAGGGTAATCTAGGTGTTCGTAGTACTGGACAAAAAACAGAAGTAGTTATTAATAACTACAGTGGTGAACGTGCTGAAGCTAAAGAAACTGTAGATAGCCGTGGTAATCGTAAAGTAGAAGTTGTTATTGGTGAAGCGGCTGCACTAGACCTTTCTACTGCGGGTAGTTCGTCTCAAAAAAGTCTGAGAAGTACTTTTGGACTAGCACCTCAATTAATTAGGAGATAATTTATGGCCTATACATATGTATGGCCAGTATCCCTACCACAGTCTCCGCAAAAAAACTTTACGGAGACTGGGGGTGCATTAATAATTCGCACTCCAATGGATAGTGGGCCGGCTAAACAACGTAGACGTGGTAAACTTCCATCAAAAATGACACTATCATTTATAATGACTAGTGCACAGGTTACTACGCTTGAAAATTTTGTTACTAATGATATACGTGGTACAGCTAGATTTGGTTTTACACATCCACGTACTGGTCAAGTAATAGAAGCTCGTATGATTCCACAAGGAGATGGTGAGCTTTATACAGCAAGCTATATAGCTCCAGGATACTATAATATTAGTACTACCTTTGAAATATTACCATGAGTAGATTAAGCGCACTAAGTCCAACAGCTTTACAGGCTATGTTTGGACAAGAAACAGATAAAGAATTAATATTACTATTAACTATATATGATCCTAGTAATCCTACACAAGTAGTTTTAAGACTATGCGACGGATTTACTCAGCGTATAAGTGAAACTGCTGATGAAGTTACATATGGAGTAATTAGTAGATCTAATAGTTACATATTCCTACCTATGGAAGTAACAATGCCAGATGAATCAGATACTAATGCTCCAAAATGCTCAATAACTTTGTACGATGTTACTAGATATGTAATGCCTGTAGCAAGAAGTATTGATGGCCAACCAAAAGTTAAATTAGAGTTAATAGTCTCATCTACCCCTGACATAGTAGAAGCAAGTTTTAGTAGTTTTTATATTACTAATTTTTCTTATACAGCAGATAGAGTTAATATTGAAATGTCAATGGTTGGATATGAACGGGAACCTTTTCCGCAGTATTCTTTTACACCAGCATATTTTCCAGGACTATTCTAATGTGGTCAAATAAATATATAGGTATACCATTTAAAACTAAAGGGCGTGACTATACCGGCGTCGATTGTTGGGGACTAGTACGTCTTGTGTATATGGAACAGTATGGTATTGAACTACCTAGTTTTGCCGATGAATATGTTCACCAAGATTCTAAAAGAATTGAAGAATTAATTAGTCAATATAAAGAAGGCTGGCAAAAGCTTGACGTTCCAGAGCCCGGATGTATAGCTTTATTTAGAAGCCTAAGCACGGCTACACACGTTGCAGTAATGATATCGTCCACAGAATTTATACATTCTCGTAGTGGATATGATGTTGCTATGGGAAGTATACAAGGTACAAGATGGGCTAGTAGATTAATTGGATTCTTTAAATATGTAGAGGCTACTAAAGCTAAACTTGAAGAGTTACCCCTAGCCCTAGAAACAAAAACAATTGTTTTTGAAATTAAAAATAATAATACACCATTAATTGAAGTTGTTAATAAACTAACAGAAAAAACAGGGTTAAAACCCAGTAGTTTTATTATTTTATTAAATGATACTATAATTGCTGAAGAATTATGGGAAAAAGTAACTGTACAACATGCAGATGTTGTTGCATATCGTCAAGTACCTGGTGACGAAGACCTTGGTAGATTAGTATTAGTACTTGCAGTAGTAATTTTTGCAGCAGAATATGCTGCAGTACAGGGTTTTTCAGCAGCTGGAAAAGCTGCTTTTCAAGTTGCAGCAGCTACCGCAGCAAGTTTTGCAGCAAATGCTATATTTCCCGTTAGACCTCCACCAGAACCAAAAGATCCTCTCAGCAGTGAGAGTCAATCAATGGTCCAAGGAGGCGCTAATAGTCCAAATCCATATGGAGCTATACCCGTAGTACTTGGAAAAGTGCGAATGACTCCGCCACTTGCTGCTCAAAATTATATTACTTATCCAGAAGAGCGCATTTCCTACTTAACAACAGCATTAGCCTGGGGATTTGGCCCACTTAGTTTTAGTAATTTTAAAATAGGTGAAACAGATATAGCAGACTATTTAATAAAAGATAGTATAACACTTAATGGATATACTGATTCAGCAGCAGATATTCTTAAATTTAATCAGCTATACTCTAGAGATGTAGACCAGCCTCAATGGAATCCAGTTACTATGGTTTGTGATGGCAGTCCTGGATTTCAAACTACTACACAAGAAACAACAACTTCTGATGGTGAATATGGCACATATGTTATTAATGTTACTGTTCCTACTAATACGCCAATAGCCTCACCCGGTATTTATTATAATCCTCCAGGTTCCACTAGTACTGCTATAGATGTTTCACTAGCTTTTCATATGCCACAAGGTATGCGTAAAGTTATTGTTAAAGGTAGTGGAGCAGGAAACTCTGAGGAGGCTCTTGTACGCATACAAACTCAGTATAAGTTTAATAACGGCCCATGGCAAGACTGGGAAACTTTTGATATTACAGGTATAAAAAAAGATGCTTATACTATTGTTAGAACTAAAACTTTTAGTACAGAAGGTTTAATACAAGTACAAGCTCGTAGATTAACAGGTGATAATACAGAGGATGACCCTACATATAGATATTATCATGATGTAGTATTATTAAATGTTACTTATACAAGTAATAGAAATCCTATAAAAATTCCACCTAATACTTACCTAGCAAGAAGTGTTTATATAGTAGAAGCATCAAACCAACTAAACGGACAATTAGAAGGTATAAATGCAATTGTGCAAAGTAAATGTAGACCTATTAGTGCTACTCCTGGCTCAGACTATACCTTAACTACAAGTAATCCTGCAGCACTATTTTTTCATGTACTTACGCACCCAGCAAATCCTCAGCGAATACTAGACAGTGAAATTAGTGAAAAAATTAATATACAACAATTACAGTATTGGTATACATATTGTGATACTTCTAGATCAATTTCTTTTTTTGACTATAATATAAATAGTACTATTGAAAGATACTATAAGTATGAGTATAATGGAGTAATTGCTGAGCAAAGAAGTATACTAGAAGTATTACGAGATATTTGTGCTGCTGGCAGAGCAAGTCCTGCAATGATAGATGGTAAATGGACAGTTGTAATAGATGAACCTAAATCAACAATTGTTCAACATTTTAGTCCTCACAATAGCTGGGGGTTTGAGGGAACTAGAGCCCTGCCTAAAGAACCAGATGGATTAAAAATAACTTTTTATGATGAAGAACAAAACTATCAACAAGTAGAAACAATAGTATATAATCTAGGAAAAAACATTAATAATGCACAACTATTTGAAACTATTAGTCTACCCGGTGTAACTAATAGAGGCTTAGTAGTTGATCATGGTAAGTGGCATTTTGCTCAGCTAAAACTACGTAGAGAATTATATACTTTAAATGCAGATATAGAATACTTAGCATGTAATCGAGGAGATCGTGTAAAGGTAACACACGATGTTCCTGCTTGGGGCCTAGGTAGTGGCAGAATAAAAGAAGTATATGTTGATACTAGTAATAATATAAATATTATTGAACTAGACGAAACTGTTCCCCTAAGTAATACAAGTCAATATACTATTCGTATAAGATCAAAAACAGGACAAAGTACTACAAGTCAGGCCGGTACTCAATTTACTTTTTCAGGGTATACTAGAACAGGTAATACAATATCAATTACGTTAGGAAACACATATGGTACTGTGCCTTTTGATGAATATAATCCAATAACTATTGAAAGTACAGATACTGGTATTAATGTTACAAATAAAATAGTAAGTATTAATAGACAAACAAAAACAATTAGTTATACAGTTACAACTACTGGTACTAATGGTTTTAATGCAGCAACAGGAACTATAAAATTAACACAATCTGACTATAAGTATTTAATACTACAATCACCTGTTACTATAGCTAGCAATTTAATTAATACTGGTGATTTATTTATGTTTGGGCAATTAAATCAAGAAAGCCAAGATTTAATTGTTTTAAGTATTGAACCTACAGCAAATAAAACTGCAAGACTTTCATTAGTAGACTATGGTGTTACCAGTAGTTATAATATATTTGAAGGTTATAAGAATTTTACTGATCCTATAGTCTTTCAAACTAATATAACTCTTCCACCAGAAAAATTACGTGATACGTTTACTAACTTACAAGTTCCTCTTGTAACTAGTATATATAGTGATGATAGAGCTGTAGAAATAGTATCGCCAGGCGTATATAAGTATAACATAAAAATTAGTTATGCAACACAAACTAATTTACCTACTAATACAAAATATATTCAATGTGAATATGCATATGGTATAGATACATCTATTAATAACACTAAGATAATAACTTCTGAATATCTTACTAATACTTTAACCATTACTGATGTAATAGCTGGCGAACAGTATAAATATAGACTACGATATGTAACTACGGATAATATAGTAGGACCTTGGACACAATGGGCCAATCATACAGTACAAGGTATTACTACTAATAAAGAAAGTGTTGCATCTGTAGCAATAGTTAGAATTGGTAAATATCTAAGAATTGCTCCAACTTTAACAATTATACCTAGTAATTTTAAATATTTTAGAATTAAAATATTTAAAGATAGTGGTACAGGAGATTTTTGGACTAATACGGATGCAAGTATTAAAACTGTAACAACTGCTGCTAGTTATATTGATTATAACATATTAGAATTTGCTTCGCCCAGAATTAGTGAGGCTGGTATTAAATATAGAATCGCTTGTAGATTAGTAGATACAGCGGGTAATGAAAGTAGTATAAGTGCGTTAAATAGTATAACACTAACTACAATAAATCCATAGGAATATAAATGTCTGCACAAATATTTCCAGCTGTAAAAGGATTACAGCTAGTTGTTGAACCACCAATTGATAGTGCTACCGGACAAGTTCGTGATGACTTATCCGGTATCAAGGTATGGTATAGTACTCAGAATAACATAGATACCACAACAGCTCCTCAACTAAAAAGTGATAGTTTAAATATTTTTATTCCTGATTTGTTATCTGGTACTTTATATTATGTAAAGTATGCACTAGTATCATACTTAGATGAGGCCCAATTTAATGATTCAGAAGTACTACAAGCCACACCCCTTAGTGGAGCAGTAGCAGTAGATTTATCAATAGGTACACAGGTATTTACTTACACTGCTCAAGGCGAAAATCCTAGTCCGGCTAATACTACAATAACTGCTACAGCTCGTAATACTAGTGGTACAGTTTACTATGAATTTATACTAGCTGGAACTACTGTACAAAATACTAACGCAAATAGTTATACATATACTCCACAAGCTAATCAAAGTAATATGCCACAACAAATTGTGGTTAAAGTAAGAGAACAAACCAATAACTCAACTGTACTAGCTCAAGATACCATAACACTAATAGGAGTTAAACCAGGTGTTAATGGTATTGACGCTGTTAGCGGATTTTTAACTAATGAGTCCGCTACAGTAAGTACACTAAGTGACGGCACTGGTGGAGTATATACTAGTGCTGGTGGTACTTTTAGAGTATATAGTGGTATTACAGATGTTACTGTCAGTGCTACTTATAGTGTAGTTACTGCCAATACTACGGGTGGTTTAAGTATTAGTATAAATACAGCAGGAGTTTATACAGTAACTGGTTTAACAGATGATAGTGGTACCGCTACACTAAGAGCTGTATACGGTACGGTTACTATAGAAAAAATATATAGTATTAGCAAAAGTAAACAAGGTATTGGTGGTACCCCAGGTATTCCAGGTACTAATACAGCTCAAGTAGTATTGTATGCTAAAAATATAGATCCTATTAATGCTCCAGCTAGTTTTAGTGGAACTTTTACCTATACCTTTAGTACAGGACAATTAACTGGTGGTACACTTAATGGTTGGAGTACTACTCCTCCTAGTATAGGTAATGGAGAGTACTTATGGGCTAGATATGCTGTAGCTGCTAGTAATAATGCTACAGATACTGTACTAACTACTGACTTTGGAGATGCTGTAGTAGATAGTATTGGCGGTATTAATGGCAATCCAGGTACTAATACAGCTCAAGTAGTATTGTATGCTAAAAATACTAGTAGCACAGCTGCTCCAGCTAGTTTTATCGGACCTTTTACCTATACCTTTAATACAGGACAATTAACTGGTGGTACACTTAATGGCTGGAGTACTACTCCTCCTAGTATAGCTAAAGGAGATTACTTATGGGCTAGATATGCTGTAGCTGCTAGTAATACTGCTACAGATACTGTACTAGATACTGATTTTGGAGGTGCTGTAGTAGATAGTATTGGCGGTATTGATGGTAATTCTGCAAAAGCAGTAGACCTAACTGTAAGTACACAGGTATTTACTTATACTGAGGAAGGAACTAGCCCTAGTCCTATTAATTCATTAATAACTGCCAGTGCTCGTAATACTACTGGTACAGTATATTATGAATTTATATTAGCCGGAACCACTGTACAAAATAATGCTGAAAATACTTATACTTATATACCTAAAGCATCACACTCTAATATGCCGGAACAAATAACGGTTAATATTAGACAGGGAACAAATGACTCAGCTATATTAGCTAGCGATGTCATAACACTAATAGGAGTTAAACCCGCTATTAATGGTACTGACGCTGTTAGCGGATTTTTAACTAATGAGTCCGCTACAGTAAGTACACTAAGTGACGGTACTGGTGGAGTATATACTAGTGCTGGTGGTACTTTTAAAGTATATAGTGGTATTACAGATGTTACTGCCAGTGCTACTTATAGTGTAGTTACTGCCAATACTACGGGTGGTTTAAGTATTAGTATAAATACAGCAGGAGTTTATACAGTAACTGGTTTAACAGATGATAGTGGTACCGCTACACTAAGAGCTGTATACGGTACGGTTACTATAGAAAAAATATATAGTATTAGCAAAAGTAAACAAGGAGCTAAAGGAGATACTGGTGAAGCAGCTTATTCAGTAACTTTAGTAACAAGTGCTCAAGCTATAACATATGATCAAGATGGATCAAATCCAACACCTTCTCCTATTATTATAAGCGGCACAATTAAAAGATTAGGCCAGTTTATTGCTAGTGATAGTGATCCTGACTGGGATTACACCTATGATTTTCAAGTAGATATAAATAATCAATCTGGTTCCTCTGATGTATACGTATATTCTCCTCCAAGTACTTTTACCAATAGTTCAATATTAGTATCATTAAATGTATATAAAGTTCCCAAAGGCCAGTCTAGTCCTTCATATATTGTAGGCTCAGATCAAATAAGTCTTGTATCTATTAAACCAGGTGATAAAGGTGATAATGGTACTAGAACAGCTATTTTAGAATTATATAGATGGGGCACTAGTGTTCCAACTACTTTTCCTATAGGCAATACTGTATATACTTGGGCAACAGGATCATTTACTACTAATCAATTAACTTTAAATGGCTGGTCCACCATAGATTCGGTTGGAAGCGGCACCGCAAATCAAACTTTATATGTTACTAGACAAATTTATACGGATACTACTACTGAGGCTACAAGTTTAATTGGTTGGACAGCTACAACTGTAGCAGGTGTTGGACTTAATGGTTCAAACGGTACTTCAGGTACTTGGACAAAATATGTTTATGCATATAAATTAGCTAATCGTGTAAATAACAGTACAGCTTCTGTACCTCCAGCAACACCAGCAGGCGGCGTGTTTAATATAAACACATTTGAATTAGCACCTCCAGATGGTTGGTTAAATTTTCAACCATCAAATACGGGTGGTACTGTATATGTAAGTCGTAATAGAGTAGGACCTAGTCAAGCTACTACAGGTAGTATTAATATTTCTGGAACTTGGTCTACTCCGTTACCCGCATCTCAAATACTTGAAAATGGTGCATCTTATACTTATGATGTAGAATCGGCTACTTCAAGTTATGTTCCAACCGTAGGAACTACAACAGTATACACAAAAGCAGCTTCTACAGGCCAAACTCCTACAACACCTAGTGGTGGAACATTTTTATTTGATATTAATACAAGCAATACTACAACAGCGCCTACCGGTTGGTACAATACAATTGCCTTAGTAGATGCCGCAGCATTACCTGCACAAAATCCAGTATTTCAATCCAGTACTACAATAACTACTGTTAGCGATATTTTATCTTATACTCCTACGTGGTCTAGCCCCCAGTATCAATTTCGAACTGGAGGACAAATTTCAGCAAATGTAATTCAAAGAGATAATTTAAGTAGAAACTTTACTACAGCAAGGATTTGGAGAGAAGTTTTAGGTAGTGGCCCACAACCAAATAGTGCAAATAGAATTGCATTTAGTGCAACATCAAATGTTATAGTAGCTTTAGCACCTGCTGCTATTAACTATTCTGTAGATGGAGGATCTTTCACCAATACTACTACTAATGTACCAAATGTTACTTTTAGAGGTATAGCTGCAAGTACTAGTTATATGGTATTAAGTCGTAATACCGCAAGTTCAACAATTTATGTTAATACTTTGTCTAACGGATTACCTTCAGCTACTTGGACTACTGTATCATTAGGTACTGCTATAGGTAGTTCAATAATGTCTATTTATAGTATTATTAAGTTAAGTTTAGGCTGGCTTGCAGTAGGAGATATTAGTGGAACAGGTGCCATTATTTACTGTAATAATGATGACCCTAGAACTGCTGGAAACTGGTCTCAAGTAACATCAATTCCTTGGGGAGGCACGGGTACACTACCAGGACTACGTAGTGTTGCACAAACTATGGTAGGTGGTACTACTATAACTGTAGCAGTAGGTGTTAATGGTACTGTAATACAATCTTTATATGCTACACCCAATACAGGAGCAGCTTGGACTAATAGTTATGGTCCAGGAATTGGTGAAATTTTTACAGGCAGTAGCTCTGTAACTATTAATACAGTTGCAGCACATCCTTCAAGTCTTTATTTTGGAATATTTTCTATTGGTTTTGATGCCAATGGGCTAACTACTCCACAAACTTATCTTATAAAGTATAGTTATGGAGGCTCTCCAACAGTATATACGCATCCTGTTATTACAATTCCAGGATATACTACACCAATTAAAATTTTAAAGTTAAGTTATTCATACAGTCTAGAATTACTATTTGCTGTTACAAATCTAGGATTATTTGTTTCTAACATTACATTAAAAGGTGCTGATTCTTATCCTTATTCTATCGGAACAGATACTTGGAGAATGATTTCTGCTAGCGATCCTTGGGGGGATGTAACTAGTTCAAATATTGCAACTACTCAAGCAGGATACCTTTTAGCTATATTTGTTGCACCATTTAGTTATACTGATAATAAATATTATTACCTAGGAACTCCAACTAGTGCTGAACTACAGGTTTCATTTTTACGTACTAGTCCACAAGTTGGAGATGTAGTTAGTGTTCAACTAAATAGTAGTATTTCACAGGGTGCTACAGATAAAAACTTTACAATAGGATTACGCTGTACTGGTGTTGGTAGTACGGGTCTTGCAAGCGGAGCTACTTGGTCACGAGTTGCATCATGGATAGATGGCGACATGGTTGTGTCTGGATCTATTACTGCAGACAGTTTAGCCGTAAATTCAATTATTGCTGAAAAAATTCAAGCTGGTAGTATTACAGCTGAAAAATTATCTGCTAATACTGTGCTAGTTAATCAATCACTAACAGTTGGTAATCCTGTTGTTAGTGGAACAACTATTAGTTCTGGTAGTGGAGCTGTTATTACTGGAGGATCTACAACCAGTACAAATACGGTTGCTTTTGGTAATAGTAGTGGAAACATTGTAGTAAAAGACGGTACGATTAATTTAAATGGTAAAATAGTTGTACCAAAAAATGCTGCTTTTGGAATGATCAGCGAAGCTTTACTTTATAATATTGTTGCACCGCTAGGAGTTAGTCTTCCTAGTATGTCGGAACAAAACCGCAGCGTAAAACTTGAAATATCTACAACACCTACTATATATATTCCTACTGATGATCTTGATAAAGTATTTAAAATACATATAGAATTAAATCTTCATGTAAACATAAAGGTAGAATTATATGCTGGTTATATAGGTATGCGAATAATTAGAACTAATATTACTGATGGAGGTATTCCTCCAACAACTATTGATGGTTTAAACTCAAATTTTGATAGTATTGTATCAACATCAAAAACTTGGAGTAATCAATTAACTCCTTGGGGTGAATGGCCACATAATTTAACCACTACTCTTACACATTCATTAATAGAAAGTACTACAGATTCAGTTCCACCTAATTACTACTTTTTTCAACCAATTACACCAGGCAAAACTTATGTTTATACAGTATTTCTTTTTGCAGAAAGAAATAATACTGTTAATACTGCTTTATACCAAACAGTTCAGCCTTCTACAATTGTTGGAGATAGTACATATATTCCTAGTCAACAATACTATCCTGAATACGGTCAACTTTTTACTACAGTAAGTAATGTTCTTCCCGAAAATTATTTTCCATTAAGCTTTTATGGCAGTCCTACATATTCTAATGTTTTAACTGTTAGTGGTGCAACATGGAATACTAATTCATTATTAAGAGGTATGACAGTATATGGGCCAGGTGTTCCTCCTAGAACCGTTATTTTAAGTGTACTTAATAGTACACAAATATCATTATATACATTTACTGGTAATAATTTTGGGAACAGTGGTGGATATTTGCCAAAAATACCAGGAGCTGTTAATGCTGGAAAAACTTATTATTTTGGACCACCTTTAATTACTGGTTTAACAGCTGATAATGTAATAGTATTTGGAAATTGGACTTTTCTTGCAGGTACTCAACCTAGATTTATTTGGCCTAAAATAAATAGCGATGATTATAACAATAGTATACGTATAAATCCTCTAGGTATATACAGCGGAGCTTCAGGTACAGGTAGTACTATTCAATTAATTGGATATTACACTCAAAGTATTGTTTAGTAATATTTTATTAAGAAGTAATTAAGAAAAATACCCGCCCTAAACCAGGGCGGGTATTTTTTACATTGACAACTTTATGCTCTTGTGTTACAATAGTTGAAAATGTCCATTTCAAAACTAAAATTTTCAAGGAGCCAAACCTTTTAGGCTACTGTACGGAAAGAAAGGGTAAAGAATGTTAGAAATATCAGAACAAGTCATTCAAGTCTTGGGCCTTATTGCCATAGCCGTTGTAGCCGCATTTTTTGGCATCCAGCAGCTAATAAAAAATTGGAAAGCAACCCAAGCAGAGTCGGGGATTATACAAATTATGCACCGAGAGCTAGAGCGAATGGGTGAGCAGAATACT